CAACATGAAGGGGTAGAGGGTATAATAGGAGAGGACTTCCAAACAAACTAGCAAAAGGCACGTTTCGAGAGACTCGTGCTTTTTGCTTTATCCACATATCACTTGCGCTAGTGTGGTGTTGTATGTATAATAAAATCATCAGAAGACTTTTTTGGTTGCACCGACTCCAGATGCGACCTATTTTCATAGGCACATGCCAGGTAAAGGAACGAACATAGCTTCAGGTTTCTTATCTCTTGGTGCTGACATAAACAAACGCAAGGGCGAGAAATCTATTGAGTTTGAGGAAGGTGTTGTTTCGGACAAACTTCCAGAACTCACACTAGACAAGCCCAACAAAGACCTAATCAAGCTCGCCAAAGACTGGGAGAAGATTTGGGTACACTCGTCAGCTAAGACCAAGTGGGAAGAACAAGGAAAGGAAAACGAAGAGTACTGGCTCGGTAAGCACTTTGACATACCAACTGTTTCAAGGGGAAACAAACGAAATCGTCCAATGATGGACAATGTAATCTTTGAAGCACTAGAAACATATTTACCACAAGCAACTAGACGCAACCCCGACCCTCTTATAACACTCCACCCTAGCGAAGAGGACGAACAAGGCAACGCAAGAGAACCTGCATTTGAACCTTACGTGAGCAAAGTAAAGGCACGACTCGCAGACTTGGCAGATGAGAACAAGTTACGTTTGAAGCTAAAGAAAGCAACTCGATTCTGGGCTGTTTACTTACTAGGTGTTGCAAAGATGGGGTGGGACTTTGATAGAGATATACCCATTGTACAAATCGTAAGACCCAAGAAGATATTGCTAGACCCCGAAGCAATCATTGACGAAGATGGATACTCTGGAACAAGAATAGGAGAGTATCGAAAGATGCAAGCTGGGAAGCTAAAGCGAATCATTGAGAGTGACCCAAGCGCAGGAAGCGAAAAAGCTATTAAGAAAATTGACTTTATTACCAAAGGGGAAGACGCAACTGAAGTACAGTTTATCGAATGGTGGACACAAGAGTTCTTCTTTTGGAAACTAGACAACACAATACTGCTCAAGAAAAAGAACCTACACTGGAACTACGATGGTGAGGAAGAGGTTGAGGGAGAACCAGAGATTGACGAATTTGGCGAGGAACAACCAACCACAGAGTTACAAGAGACTAAAGGAATCAATCACTTCACAGTTCCTAAGATGCCTTACATATTCCTGACTGTGTACAATCTAGGCAAGCAACCAATGGACGACACCTCACTTATTGGACAAAACCTAGCAATTCAAGATGTAATCAATAAGAGAAATCGCCAAATAGACAAGAACGTAGATAGCATGAATGGTGGAATGGTGGTGTCTCTAGCGCGTAGTGGACTTACTAAAGCACAAGCCACAGGAGTTACGGAAGCACTTAGGCGTGGTGGAACTGTTGTAATACCAGATGGAACTCCACGTGATGCCGTTGACAGAATGACAGCCCCAGGATTACCTGCTGATGTGTTTAATCACTTAGTAGATTCACGCAATAGATTACGAGACATATTTGGTACTAGTGGCTCATCTCCAGCTGGCATATCAAGCGAAGATACAGTACGTGGAAAGATTATAAACAAAACACTTGATACAGATAGGATTGGTGGTGGAGTAAGTGAATACCTAGAACAATTTTCAGACGACATATACAACTGGATTGTACAACTACTTTATGTCTATGACGACGACTTTCAATTTATCGAAGGCGCCAGACCACCAAAGATAAGTGTATCCGTGAAGGAAGGCTCATTGCTACCAAAAGACAGCACGACCATTGCTAACCAAGCGATTGAGTTAGCAAACGCAAACAAGATGAGTACCATTGATTTATATAAACGACTAGAGTACCCAAATCCAGAAGAGTTAGCAGCCAATTCATGGCTCGAAGTAAACGCACCACACATTCTTTTCAAAGACAACCAACTAGTGCAAGAGGCACTACAAGGTTTGGCGCAAGCAGCGTCTGAAGAAGAGGCAAAGGCTAATGCACCCGAAGGTGGTGGTAAGCCAGAGGTGGTGGAAGAAGGAGAGTCAACAAGTGGCTCGATACTTTCAAACGTACAAATTTAGTTCTTTATTAAAAAATAAGCCGTCGTTGGGGGCATACAATACTCATCGGAATAAATAATATGGAAAAAGATTTATCGACGCAGTTCGAGAAGGAGGGGCGAGAGCTTCCAGATTCTACGGACACAGAGAATGAAGACTCTGCTGACTCGTCATCAGAAGAAACAAACACTGAACAGACCCAGTCGGACGAGGGGGAAGATACAAACTCGGACGAAGAGACTACCCAAGACGCTAAAGATGGTGACGAGGGTGAAGACAAAGATGACAGTGAAAAGGAAGAGGGTGAAGAAGGTAAAAAGGATAGAGGATTTGCAGACGACCCTCGCTGGAAAGAGCGAGAGGACGATTGGAAAGACCGCTTTAATGCCCAAGAAGAGCGTCACGCTAGCGATATAAAAGATATACGCGACGACTTCACTAATCGCGAGAAGAAAGACGAGCGACCACCACAAGAGGACATTGTTGTTCCTACTTGGTGGGGAGGAGATGAAGATGGCTACAAAGCCTACCTTGCAGACCAAGACGCGCGCGACAAGCGAATTAGAGAAGGCGCAACCAAAGACGCTAGTGAAAGAACACAAGCAACGACAGACGAGCAACAAAAGGCTACCGATTACCTAAATGATGAGGTTGAGAAGATAGAGAAGACTGGCGAGAAAGTTGACCGCAATGCTCTTGTTCAATTTGTGATGGACAATGAGCTAGTGGACACAAAAGGACGATGGAACTACAAAGCAGCCCACTCGCACATGAAGGCTCTTGCCGACAACGAAACGAAAGCTAAAAAGCCAAAATTGAAAGACAAGACGGATAGAAAGGAGCTTGCAGGAGCAACTAAGTCAGACACAAAATCTGAACCCAAAGCCAAAAAGCACGCTACCAACGAAGACTTCAAGGGTAAAAACTGGAACTCTATCGGGTAGCACAAACATTACAAATTAAATAATTATTAGAAATATGGCAGAATTATATGGACAGAGGATTCAAACTACAGTACAGCAAAAATACTTGCCGTTTGTGGTTGACACAATCCTTAACTCTAATGTGTTTTTCCAACGAATAGTACGCGCTGCAGTAAAATGGAGTGGTAGGACTATCCGCATGCCAATTAAAGTAAGTAAGAACACGACAGGACAATCGTTTTCTGGATTTGACACATTCTCTACAGCAGCAACAGACAATCGCCAATACCTAGAGTACACACCGACTTTCTATCAAATTACAGTAGCACTTCCTGGCGATGAAATGTCAGTAGCAGACACAGAGGACAAAATCTTGAACCTAATGAAGTTAACTATCCAATCAGACACAGAAGATATGGCAGACGACTTGGGTACTATCTTCTACGCAGACGGAACTGGAAACAGCTCTAAAGACCCTCTTGGACTTGCAGCGATTGTAGACAATGGAGACAGTGTTGCTAGTATTGGAGGACTCGCAAGGTCAACATACACGACACTAAAATCTACAGTTACAGCATCAAGCGGAACTCTTACACTTGCAAAAGTGGACACACTTTGGACAGCTATCACATCAGGCGCACAAAAGCCTACCGTTGCTTACACGACAGAAACAGTATTTAACCTTTATGGACAGCTACTCCGACCACAAGAAAGAATCAACAAAGACGCTTCGTTTACAAAAGGTATTCAAGCAGGCTCAGGATTCACGGGACTTGCTTACATGGGTAAGTCAATACTTGCAGACGAAAAATGTACGTCTGGCGCACTTATATTCTTAAATGAAGACTTCGTTGACTGGTATGGTCTTCCTTTCTTCGGCGCTAAACCAGTTCAGTACAAGAACCAAGTTGAGGGTAACGATTACCCAGCTCCTATGGGATTAGGATTCTCATGGAGTGATTGGATTATTCCTGCGAACTCTGGGTCAGTTGTTGGTCACATCTACTTTGGAGGCAACCTATTAACTGGAAACCCTAAAAGGCATGGTAAGTTGACAGGCATTACAAGCATCTAATCACCAAAAATATGAGTAAAGAAATAAAATGGATACTTGCACTAGCGGTTGTAGCAGCTTTCTTTGCTGGGGCATTTGTAGTCAATCAATATTTTGGTGACGAAGGAGCAGAAGGCGCTCCTGGCGGACGACTAATCGAGCAGTATATTCCAGTTGTAAGATATAACGATGGTATTAAGTCAGCATTAGGGATACACACAGAGTCAACATTACAAGCCGATGGCGCAGTTGACTTCAATAGCACGCTAGATATTTCAGGAGTCGTTGACTTTACATCTACACTTGGTGTAGATGGCGAAACCACAGCAAGCCTATTTACATCGGGTGGAGCGACCACATCATCTACTACAGCAGCAAGTATGACTCTTGCAGCGACAGATGTTTGTGACAACTCTTTACTAGAAATTACGCCTACAGTGGGAAATATTACAATGACATTTCCTACAGCAGCATTACTTATAGCAGATTGTGTCCCCAACATTGGAGACCAGCGTAAGTTCTGGATGTTTAACGCATCTTCAACAGCTTCAACTATAACGATTGCTGATGGAGCGGATTGTATTCACGTAGAGGGAGAAGGTCTTACCACAGTCATTGACAACGATGAATGGGGCGAGATTACCTTCATGAATCTCGATGGAGCGCGATGTATGTTGGACGTTGAAATCCGACAAGATGCCGATTAACTATTATTAGCTTAAATAAAATATAAAAATTATGAGTACAGCAATAACAGGAACAGGACCAGTGGTAGTTGCACAAGGGATTCATACGTCTAGCTCAACAAAACTACATAATCTTGGAGAGTTAGTACACTCAAATGATGGACGAGCCTTCAGGTATTGTTTGAATGGAGGAACCGCTATGCTTGCAGGTAGACTACAGCAAAGACAAGCAGAGATTACGGCCGACCAAGACACTACAGCAGTTGCAGCAGCTATTGGTGCTACGCAGTATGTTTCTACTACCACAGTTACAGTTACAGCAAACGAGTACGCGAATGGGTGGGCAGTAGTAACAGTTACACCAGGTGTTGGAATCCAATACCAGATTAAGGGACACGCAGCCTTCTCAGCAGCAGCACCTACATTTGACCTTATCGACCCTATCGTAGTAGCACTCACGACAACTTCACGCGTAGACCTTGTACACAACAACTACTCTGCAGTGGTTATCTACCCAACGACAGCAACAGGAGGACCAGTTGGAGTATCAGTACATGCAATCGCAGCAGATGAGTATGGTTGGTTGGCAGTTGCAGGAGTCAACGCATGTCTTTCAGATGGAGCATCTACAGTAGGACTCAACGCAAATGCAGCCGATGGTTCTATCACAGGAGCAGTTGACGACGTTACACACGCCACAGAGGCACCAGTTGGTATCTTTATGACAGGCGTAGCAGATACGGAATATGGACCAGTCAAGTTGAACTTGGTATAAAAACCATTCCTAACTCCACTTTGCTCTTTTACGAGGGCAAAGCTGGGGTTAGGAGCAAAACAGCGATATAAATAACGTCGTTACGCTGTGCGACTTGGGCATAAAAGTAGATGATTGCCCCTCTACAAATAAAAAAATGAGTCACAAAACAGCATTATTTATCAACTTCTCAAAGGAAGCGTTTACTGGTTATTGGGACGGCAAAGCGCATCAATTCAAGTCAGGAGATTCAAAGTATATGCCCGACTACCTAGCGCAACACTTCGCAACAGGACTTACTAATCGCGAGCTACAAAGGACAGACGAAAGCGGAAACCTTATCTATAAAGATGGGGAGAAAATGACATCGCCTAAGAAGCCAGAGCAAGTACCTCTGTTTATGAAACTATTTAAGCAAGCGTACCAACCAGAAGAAGAAGAGGAATCAGGAGAAAAGAGCGAGCTTGAAGTGGAGATAGATAGCCTAAACAAGAACGAAGATAAGGAGAATAATCAAAAGGGAGAACACACGAACAACTTACCAGAAAATTCAGACGAGGAGCAATTTGATAAAGAACCCCCTGCACCTAAAGCAGTGGAATTAAAAGATAACGAATAAAACATGATAGCAGTCGATGAAAACAGCAAACCATTCACAAACGTAGATTCGTTTGCCGTCGAGAAATCAGACCCAGGCACTTTTGCGGGTGGAACTACAGACGCGCGTGGTGATGATGGTGGGGCGCTAGATGGAGCAGCCATTTATACGGTAACAGGCGAAGTGCTTGTGCGTATTTTTGGAGTTTGTACGACCACACTTGTTGGAGCAGCGACTATTGAGGTGGGTGTAGCAGGAAACACAGCAGCTTTGATTGCACAAATCGCAGACGCGACAGCGCTTATAACGAGTGAGATTTGGCTTGATGCAACACCAACAACTCTTGGAGTGGACACTTTGGCAAATGTTCTCGGCCCGTATGTGGTAGTAAATAGTCTTGATATAATCGAGACTGTTGGCACAGCAAACATCACAGCAGGAGAGCTACATTATATTTGCCTATGGCGACCACTGTCACAAGATGGCAACGTAGTATCAGCATACGCGCTTCCTTAACATGAAATTGTTGAAGGCAAAACAAGTTAAGGAAGCAAAAGACGAGTTAGCCGATGAACGACAACAAAGAGTCGCAACCCTACATAGAGTAGAGACAGAGACCGTTCAAAGAATCAATAAACTAAAGTCAGAGGAGACTCGCCTTAGCATACGAAACAAAGCGAAAAAAGACGCTGAATTGAGTGTGCGTAAAAGCGTCCTAGAAACGGAGGTGGGTGTGCTTGAGGCGCGTAAGAAAGAAGCCTTGATACCAGTTGACCGCGAATGGGGCTTTATTAAAGACGAGAAAGCACGCAACCAAGTTCAAATAAAAGAAATTGCATCTAAGAAAAGCGTTTTGGCACAGAAGAGAGAGGCTTTAGAAAAGAAAGAAACAGCATTGTTAGACAGAGAGAATAAAGTAAAGGAAGAAGAATCAACCTTTAATGATAGGAAAAAAGCTCTTATTAAATGGGAAAAAACCAAAAACACAACACTATTAAGGCTTAGTGACGATGAGAATGTCGCCCGACGCAAACTAGACAATATCCTAGAAGAAGGTAAGGTGGCGAAGATTGAGCTAGAAACCACACACGCTACTCGTATGGCTGAAATGAAAGTTAAGGAGAACACACTAGAGTCACAGGTTGGTGTGCTACAGGAGAAGAAGAGAGTTGCGAGCATGTCGCTACAAAATCGCGAAGACACGTTGGAAGAGGGTAAGGAGGCTCTACAAAGCCAGATTAAGCAAGTTAATGAGAAGAAGGCGAACAATGAGGAGGAGCAACAGCGACTAGTTGAGATAGCAGAAAACCTTGCTGATAAATCTGCAACTATGATAGAGCGAGAAGTAGAAATTGAGAATCGGCACATTATGGTTGAAGCTGAAGAGAAAGAATCAAAGAAATCAGCAAAGAAACTATCGTCTGATTGGAAAAAATACTACGAAGCAACACATGAAAAGAACGATGAATTTAATAAAAAGGAGGCAAGCCTAGTGATTAGAGAGAAGGCTGTCAAAGTGACGAAAGACAATTTTGTTACTAAAGAGAAGGAGTTAGAAACGCGAGAGAAAAAACTAGCTGATGGGCGAAGTGACCTACATAGCGCGTCACAAGAAATTAAAACAAAGAAACAAAATGGCTAATGCACCAAGAGATGATAACTACGTACCAGTATTACTAGCAACTAGTTCTACTGACGGAGCTACTCCAGTGGCGGTTTTTGCCAACGCCACAACACAGAGACTACTTGTAGACGCACTCACATCATTGGTGGGAAATGCTACTCTAGTAGATGGGAGAAAGACAGTGAGTACAGCGGGGTCGGCAGAGGCGCTTGGCTCTACCACAACAGTAAAAAAGGTGACAGTACAAGCCTTTGAAGCAAACACAGACGCAGTAGCGGTTGGGGCTTCAACTGTAGTCGCAGCGAGTGGCTCAGAAAGAGGCATGATACTATTACCATTCCAAAGTTTTGATTTCACTAACGACGATTTAGCTGATATTTTCGTGGACTCAAGAGTTAATGGCGAAGGTGTCAGTTTTACATATGAAGTTTAATTTTTTAACAAAAAAACAAAAATGGCTCTTAGGAGTAACTTTTATTACAGCGCTAGTTTTTGGTGGTTTAGGAATACGCGCGAATAGTGCGCCAGTGGGTGCTGTGAGTGGTGGATTTTGGAAAGTTTTATCAAGCGAAGTACAACCCTCACTTAACACATGGACAATTAGAGCAAACGACGACCTAGATTTTTATGATGAAATACAACCAGATGGTTCGACTTGTTCTAATGGTGAGATACTAAAGAAAACAGGAGCAGACGATTGGGACTGCGCTGCAGATAATGCGGGAGGTGGAGACGGATTAGCAACTTCTACACCAATAGCCGATACAGAGGTTGTTTGGGGTACAGGAATAGCTACTGTTGGCTCAGAAGCAGCATTTACATACGACGATGCTCTGAATGTTTTGACGTATTCATATGGTTCCACAACAGCAGTTACGGCTACTGACTTCTTTGGTGCTTTAACAGGTAACGCAGATACAGCCACAGCCCTAGCAGCTAATGGTGGGAATTGCGCATCAGGCGAAATTGCCCTTGGAGTAGACGCTTCTGGTGTAGTAGAGGGTTGTTATGAACCAGTAGAAGCAGATATAACAGACCTAGCCCACTACACAACTTTAAGTTTCGCAGGAGACTTAGCAGGAACCACAACAGACGCTCTGACACAAGGCTCAACGAATTTATATAATCAAACCCACACAGGCGAAGTAACGGGCGCTACTGGTCTTACAATCGCAGTAGGGGCGGTAGAGACCTCAAACATTTTAGATGAAACACTTCTTTTCTGGGATTTCGCTACCTCGGCTTCTTTCACAGACGAAGACATTCTTCTCTTTAATGAAGCGGGTGGTAATTTAACAGGAACTTCTACCTTGGGACTTAACCGAATACCCACTTGTGCTGAAATAACAGGAAGTGCTGATTTATGTGATGGTGGTGATGCTACAGGAGCTGATACTAACTTAACCGAAGAAGAAGTTGAAGATTTTGCAGGAGCTTTGATAGCTTCGAGTTCAGGCGCACACGACATACTTACGATTGCATACCAAGACGCTACTAGCGATATAGACTTTACAGTTGATGTCTCGGGAGATTGGACAGGAACTCTCGATACTATAAATGGTGCAGACTTCTTTACAGAAGCAGAGTACATAGCATCAACCACAAATCCTTATATAACAACAATGACAGGTCTTACACTTCCTTATAGTCAATTAAGTGGTGTGGCTGTGGTAACTGGCGACATTACAGATGAAACAATACTTGTTTGGGATATTGCCACTTCAGCAGTAATGGCAGATAACGACATTCTTACATTTAATTCAGCAGGAGGAAACATAACAGGACTTACTTGTGCCGAAATTACAGGAAGCGCAGACCTTTGTGACGGTGATGATGCCACGGGAGGAGGCGCGTCTTTGCACGTTGACGGAGGAGGTTTCGTTTATCCGCAGACTGGAGACACGCACAAAGCTCCGTCTTACGAAGCCACATCAACTGGTTCTGTTTTTGGAGACTTTATTTCGTCAGCCAGTTCAACTGTTACAGGAGAACTCACTGTGAAGGACGAGGCTAGTGGTACTCATGGAGAATTTGACTTAACCGTTGGACTAGCTGGAGAGTATGGAGGTTTAATTATTGGAAATACGGAGATATATTCTTCTTCTTTTAGTGCGTCAGCTTTAGATTTAGATAAGGCTTTTCTTTTTAGACAAAACGGAAACATCGGAGCGGGGAATGACCCAGGGATTGAGTTTGCTTTTATGGAACAAGGAAACACAGTGAGGTTGGCGATACCAGAAAGCGCCGCAGGAAACGCAATGAATGTGATTAGAAGTTTGATAGTTGCTGGGCCTTACGCAGCAAATGTTGGAAACAACATTGTGACCTGTGTAAACTCTACGGGTTCAACGGTTTGGAATTTTTGGGACATAGATTGTGATACTTCTGGTACTGGTCCAGACCTAGGCGTCTTAGATGATTTTCAAGTACTAGGAAACATAACAACTGGTGGAACAATTACTGCAAGTTCAACTATTACGTTCGAGACACTTTCGACAGAGGGAGTAGTTTCCGTAAGTTCTTCTGGTGTCCTCTCGGCTTCGTCAACGATTTCCGCTGCGTTTATAGATACCGACCTTTCGCTTTATAACAATGCAACGAGTGATTTCTTTGATACGGCAGGAACAGGAATGACCTCATCTAACAATACGGTAAATGTAATCGGTGGAAATGGTGTGACCGCTAACGCAAACGATTTAGACTTTGATTGTTCAGACGTAACCGACTCGGGAGCAGATGATGGTGTCACTTGTAGTACGGAGGACATTGTTATTACTTTAGGAAACGATATTGTAACTGGAGAAATTGTAGACGAGACAATTCTTGTATGGGACTTGGCAACTTCGTCTGTAATGGCTGATAATGATATTCTTACATTTAACTCAGCCGGTGGAAATATAACAGGAAACACCCTAGCAGAATTAAGCATACAGCCACTAGATTCAGAGCTTACTACAATAGCAGGACTCACAGAAACAAATGGTGGGGTTATGTTCGTAGCCGGTGGATTGTGGACAACAGACACCACACCTGCGATAGATTGTACGGATTGTACTAATGTTCCCGCAGGAAGCCATGCAGGAACGATTACTTGGACAGGAACATCTATTTTAGAAAGTGGCGCTGCTTTCCAATTTGGTGACGCATCAGACGCTACTCTCACTCATACATACGCAAACACAGGCACAAATGTTGATATTGCATATAGTACGGGAGCTATGGCGGTTACGGGTAGCCTAACAGCAACAAACCTTTCAGGAACTAATACGGGAGACAATGACGAGGTTGGAACAAAAACTACAGGAGATTTGTGTGTTAATGACGGCTCTAGCGTAAACTGTACAGTAAACACAGAAGCAGAACTAGAAACAGCCCTTGATGCTCTTAATGTGCTTACGGTAACAGCAGATGACGTATCAAGCGCCAACCTTTTAACCCTTATATCAGATGAAACGGGAACAGGAGTAGCTGTATTCGGCACAAACCCAACACTTACGGGAGCAGTTTTGAATGGGGTTATAGACGCGGGAGGTGCTACTAGCTTTGAATTACCAAACGCAACCGACCCAACAGTAAACGCTATAGGAGAAATATCTCTCGACACCACAAGCGGAAATATAATCTTTGCAACTTCTACCACAGGAGTTGAGATAGTCGCAGCTTCTGCTACCACTTCACTTTATGGGTTTAATATAGCCTCTACAAGCGCAGATTTTGTAAGTGGTGGAATTATCGAAATGCCATCACATTTCTTAGCACAAGAAGCCCTAGCAATTATATGTGACGCTGATGCTGGAACTTCGGTACAGATATTCCTTTCAGACGGAACAAACGACACGAACACAATCACTTGCACTACAACAAGTACCCAATTTGCACTAACGGCTAACTCGGCATTTACAGCATACGAAGACATACGCATTGAACTAGGAACTATATCAGGAACAGTTGACAGACTATCGGTACACGTTATTGGCTACCGAATTTCTGACTAACATGGAGCTTCTAAAGAAGTACGGAGTATGGATTGGGGTTTTAATTCTATTTGTAGGGGGCTTTTTGTTTTTACCGACAGACAACCCAGAGCTTGGAGGAATCCCACCAACACTAGAATATAAAGGAAAGACTCTTGCTTTTAATTACACAGACGACAACACAGACGAAGATTTAATTATTCGTGCCGTTAAGTCTACTGTGGGGGGTTTTGGTGGTACAGAATATATCTTCTCAGTTACAAACACAGGACAGCCACAATCTATTGACGTTCAACTTTACTTAGACAATGGAAACGTAGCTAGTATTCAAGAAATAATACAAGTAGAACACATGAGAACTAAAACTATTTACGGAGACAAGCCAATTCCTTGTAATACTCCTTGGCAAGCCACCACAACAGTTTTAGATGGCGAAGCATATCAGTGTGAGGAAAGAGTTATCTCTTGTAGTTCTGTTTCAGGTAAAAATTGCATTATCAAAAATGCACCAATAGGAACAGAACAAGTAAGCCCCTTCGCAAACGAAAAACGAGAACTAGCACTCACACAAGGATTAAGAAAAAATACTAAAGGGGTTATTCCCGCAAGTCACAACATCAAAAAAGCATCTATTAAAAACGTGGGTGGTGGAGAGACTTTATATTTTGTTGCTGACCTTACTTATGAATCGGGACTAGGAGAAAGTACCCTAGAACAGTTTTTTATTGAAGCGGTAGGCTCTAAGGGTGGTTACGGAATACTAGACCCGTGGTTTGATTCTGACTTCGGATTCTGTAGACCCATTACAATTACAGCAGGAGGTGGCTCTGGCGGAGCGGCAACCACAACATCTCTTGCTTACACAATAGTAGCGACAACAACACTTGCAGATTTAAAAGCTACATCTTCTTCTGGTAAGGTGGAGAAATTAGACAACGGTAATGATTTGCCCCTTGACGTTATTTATACAGACGGAACAGACTGTAATGACGACGCAGGCTCTCTTGTGGACTTTTATCATGAAAAGTTTAGTAGTACGACAGGAGCAGTTGTTTCACACATTGAAGTAACAAGCATGTCCTCAACTTCTGCTTCCACATTCTTAATGTATTACGGAAACCCTAGCGCTACTGACCAATCAGACGAAGCGGGAACATTTACGTCTAGCGTTATTGGTGCGTGGAACATGAACCAAGACCCAAGCATAACCACAGACGGAAGCTGTGGGGGTGCTTCGGTGGAGCTGTGTGACTCTACAAGCAATAACCACGATGGGACCATGGGAGGAAGTATGACAACTTCTGACTTAGTTGCGGGGCAAATTGGGGATACTATATCTTTTGATGCAAGTAATGATTACTTTCAAACTCCATTAGACGAAATGGCAACCATATCGTCTACTACA